ATAAAGAAAAGTACAGAGGGTATGATTTAAAGAGAAAGCCAAAAAGAGTCATCTATAATAAAAAATATCAAAAGTCAATTCAAGACATTAATAAGCACTCTGATATAGGCATACCATTTTTAATGAAAAAACTACGTGCAATGAAAAGTAGGCATGACTCTGTGACATTAACAGCAGAAGAACTACGGGAATTGATACCAAAGAATTTAAAGTGTCCTGTATTTGGAACTAAGTTTAAATTCGGTACGTATCATGACTGGTCCGATAGACAAAAGGGTATGTCTGTAGATAGAATAGATAATAGTAAAGGCTATCATAAAGATAACGTGGTGGTTGTTTCTTTTAAAGCTAATACCATGAAAAGTTCAGCCACACTTAAGGAGCTATACCAAGTAGCAGATTTTTATTATAAACTAGAAAAAAGGAGGGCATAGTATGAAAGAGAGATATGTAGCAGCAGGTTTAGAGTACATTGCAGAAGATGTATGTTTGTACCTAGCCTTGCACAATGGTTTTAAAACTAAGTTACAAGCTGAAAGAATAGTAGATCGTTTATATGATGATGATCAAGTTCTAGAATGTAAAATATATAGTGTATCTGAACTACAAGAAGGACGCGAGGATGGTGACACAATAAAATCTGAAGATATAGTATATCGTAGTGTAATCTAGTGCTTGAATATCTCACAGGTTTAGACATCACTGATGGTAGTTCTGTACGTATGGATTGTCCTGAATGCAAAGGACGTAGAACATTCACTGTGTCCAATCTAAATGGACAGCTACTATGGAACTGCTACAAGGCTGGGTGTAGTATCAGTGGTGCTAACAGAGTGAGCATGTCTGCTACTGCTATACAGGATAAGCTAAACAAAATAGTAAGGGTAAAGGACACCAGCTTTGACATGCCTATGTATGTAGTGCCAGTGCCTGTACCTACTGATGCTCCTGTCTATGAGTATGCAAGTGAGTGGGGTCTTGATGTAGCCAAGCATGGCCTGATGTATGATATACGTGAACATCGTGTTGTGTTTCCTGTCATACACAATGGGATTACAGTTGACGCTACAGGCAGGGCATTGGGTAAACGTATACCTAAATGGAAACGATATGGAAATAGTGGGTTGCCTTATGTGTATGGTTGTGGTAAGGTAGCTGTAGTTGTAGAGGATTGTGTTAGTGCAGCAGTTGTTGGAGGAGATCGACATACAGGGGTAGCTTTAATGGGAACTTCCATGTCCAACGAACAGAGGCAATACCTAACACAATTCTCTACAGCAATAGTTGCATTAGATCCTGATGCGTCAAAGAAAACAATAGCAATAGCAAAGGAGTTACGAAGTGTAGTTGACAATGTAAAAGTCCTACGTCTACAGGACGATATAAAGTATAGACAGAAGAAAGATATGGACGCTCTTAATGAACTATGAAAGGATGAGCTATGGAACTTTCACTTATAAGAAGCCTTATGGAGAAACAATTCTACGAGGAGCACAGGGGATCACGTTGCCCTATGAAATTATTCAGCAAGGATATTCAGAAAGTTAAACGTGTAATAGATAAAGCAATGGACGATTACAATCGCAGTGTCTCACCAGATGAAGTTGAGGCACTTTTTTTATCAGACAATCCATCACTGACTACAGCACAGAAGCAACAGTACACTGCTTTGTTTGGTCAGATTAAAACACAACAGCCTATGGGTAAGGACATAGCACAAGAGGTACTGTCTAAGTTATTTCAACAGGTGATTGGTGAAGAGGTTGCTAACTTAGGTTTTGACTTTGTTAATGGGTCACTCAAAAGTTTACAGCCTCTACGTAATCTACTTGAGATACATGGTGATGACTTCATACCTAAGTTACAGGTACAGTGGGAAGACATGAACATGGACAGGATACTTGAAGAAGGTGACCTACAAAGCAAGTGGACATTCAACATACCTAGCCTTGCACGTAAGGTTCCCGGTGTGAATGCAGGTCAGCTTATTGAGATAGGTGCTAGGTCTAACACAGGTAAGACTAGCTTCCATGCCAGTTTGGTTATGGGTCCAAATGGTTTTGCTGATCAGGGTGCTAAAGTTATTGTACTCTGCAATGAGGAAACACCTACTCGTGTAGGCCACAGGTATCTAACATGTGCTGTAGGTACAGATGCTGATGGCATACGTAAGGATAAAGCTACACACCTAGCTAGATACAAGGCTAAGTCTACGCATCTTAAGTTCAAGGACAGTACAGAGAAAGACATGTCATGGGTGGAGTCAGTATGCAAGTACTACAAGCCTGACATTATCATGTTAGATATGGGTGACAAGTTTACATCCACAGCTAATGGTGTCAGTATACATGAGGTACTCAAACAGAATGTCATGTACGCTAGACAGATAGCAAAGCAACAGGAGTGTGCAGTGTTCTACATGTCACAGTTATCTGCTGAAGCTGAAGGTAGAGTCGTACTCAATCAATCTATGATGGAAGGTTCCAAGACAGGCAAGGCAGCTGAAGCTGATCTCATGCTACTACTAGCAAGGAATCCACCAACAGAGAATCAGACTGAAGAAGATACACAAAGACATATTAACATTGCAAAAAATAAGTTGACAGGCTGGCATGGTATGGTAACTTGCGAGTTCGATTATAAGACTGCATTGTTTTCAGCATAAGGAGAAACACTATGGTAAATTTGTTTACACCACCAAAGGACGCAGAGGATCATGTGTTCTTTCCATTTGGCCCAGTGATGGGGTACAAGAAACTAAGTCCTGAGTTTGTTAAAACGATGAATGGTTTCTATGACACACAAGGAAAAGAATTAAATGATTACTCTGCAAGTTTAGTAGGTAAGGTTAAACAGGAGTTACAATTCAGTGACCCCATGAGAGATTTATTTGTAGATGAAATAAAAGAGTTTATAGGTAAGTATAATCAGATAGCTACAGTACGTAACTCATATGGTAAGAGTAGACTAAATACAGACAGGTTTAATTACAGCGTACAGTTTGTGTCAGGTTGGTTAGTCAGACAGTTTGACACTGAGTACAACCCAATACACCTACACACTAGCTGTCGTATGTCCTGTGTTGGCTATCTTAAATTGCCTGATGGTATAGAGAAAGAATGGGAAGAAGATTATAAAGATCATCATCCTTCTCATGGACATATACAATTTGTTAATGGTAGTGCAGGTAGCTACAGTGCTACAAACTTTATGGTTAAGCCACAGGTAGGAGACTTCTATGTATTTCCTAGTGACTTATTCCATTGTGTATATCCTTTCTATACTAAAGGTGAACGTAGATCTTTCAGTGCAAACTTTAACTTTATAGAGATACCAAAGGAGAAGATGCAAGATGAAACTAACGCTTGATGTAGAGAACACAGTGACCAAACGTGCAGGTAAGCTACAGCTAGATCCTTACGAGTACGAGAATGAGCTTGTAATGGTAGGTATGCTTGATGATCAGGGTAACGAAACAATAGTTACGTTTGAGCATAGTGAGGTAGCTCCTACACATCATGGCTATACGACTGTACAGAATAAGTTGAACGAGGCTACAGTACTCATTGGACATAACATAGGCCATGACTTAGTATGGCTATGGGAGTCAGGCTTTCGCTATGATGGTCCTGTGTTTGACACTATGATGATGGAGTACCTGATACTACGTGGTGTCAAGCAACCTCTATCATTGGAAGCATGTGCACTACGCTATGAGTTGGACACTAAGAAACAGGACACACTCAAGGCTTATCTCAAGCAGGGTGTATCAGTACGTGACATACCACATGCTGAGTTGTCTGAGTATCTAAGTGCTGACCTACATGCAACACAGCAACTGGCACATGAACTACGTGTTAAGCTTGTGGGTACTGAGGCTAGTGGTATGCACAATGTAGCACACCTAACTAATCAGATGGTTATTACACTAGCTAAGATTTATGACAGAGGTTTTAAAGTAGATATGACTGCACTGGAAGGTGTACGTATTGCATTTGAAGAAGAGAGAAAGGAGGTACTATTATACTTAGAAGGTAAAGTAAGAGAGTTAATGGGTGATGTACCATTAAACTTAAGTAGTCCAGAGCAACTATCAACTCTGATATATAGCCGTAAGCCTATGAATAAATCCACATGGATTAATAAGATAGACCCATACATGGGGCAGACTGCTTTCAAACAACTGATCAGGGAAGAAACTGATGTAGTGTTCAAGTCACATGTCAAGCGGTGTGCTGATTGTTATGGTTCAGGTAAACTAAGAAAGGAGAAAAAGGATGGGACACCATATTCAAAACAATCTAAGTGTAACTCGTGTGGTGGCAATGGCTATCATGTTATTCCTACTAGTACTATTGGTGGTCTAAAGTTCAATGCTCCCAATGCTAAGTGGGCTACAGCTAATGGATTCTCTACTAACAGAAAGAACCTAGAGCTACTGGCAAACTCAGCACGAAGTAAAGGACTGACTGACGCACTGGAGTTTCTTGAGAAGGTACAAAGACTATCTGCATTGGATACTTATCTGTCCTCATTCGTTGGTGGTATAGCTAACAATGTAAAGTCAGATGGTATGCTACACGTAAGACTTAACCAACACATGACATCTACTGGTAGGCTTAGTGGTAAAGAGCCTAACATGCAGAACATGCCACGTGGAGGTACGTTCCCTGTCAAGCGTGTATTCGTATCGAGATTCAATGGAGGTAAGATACTTGAAGCTGACTTTGCACAACTAGAGTTTCGGGTAGCTGCGTACCTTTCTCAAGATCCTATTGCTATCAAGGAAGTCACTGAAGGCTTTGATGTACATGCCTACACAGCTAAGATTATTACTGATGCTGGGCAGACTACATCAAGACAAGATGCCAAGGCACATACCTTTGCTCCTCTGTATGGGGCTAGTGGATATGGCAGATCTAAAGCAGAAGCTGCCTACTACACCCACTTCACAGAGAAGTACAAAGGTATTGCCGATTGGCACAACACTCTTGCCAAAGAAGCACTTAACACAGGCAAGATTACAACACCATCAGGTAGGGAGTTTTCTTTCCCTGATGTACAAAGAAATGCACGAGGTAGGATCAGTTACTTTACACAGATCAAGAACTATCCTGTGCAATCATTCGCTACAGCAGACATTGTACCTGTAGCATTACAATGGATAGAGACACTATTGAAAGGTAATAAGTCTTGCGTTGTCAATACAGTACACGATAGTATTGTCATTGATGTACATCCAGAAGAAGAAGATCAAGTCTTAACTGCTATTGATGATTGCAATACTAATTTGTACATGTATATTAAACAAGATCTAGGTGTTGATATTAATGTACCTTTACTATTAGAATCTAAAATAGGTAATAATTGGCTTGACATTAAGGACGTTGCGTAGTATAACTATGCTCTTTTGAAAAACTATGTGAGGAGAACAACACATGTCGATAACAACTGTAGATACAAACAACTATGATGAAATGGCTAAAGCAATGGGCATCACAGCAGATGCTAGTAGTAAGAATAAATCATCTAGTAACTTAGCTAGACTACGCATTGCTCATTCAGCTATCATGGGTGAGACTGAACTGAAGGGTAAGAAAGTAAACATGGAAGTGGTGTCAGGTGGACACTTCAAGTTAGAAGTACCAGACAGTGCCACTGTATATGCACCAAAGATTAAACTACGTACCTTCTTACAACGCTTCATGTACAAGCGTTTCATTAAAGGTTCAGGTAATGTACCCAATCGTTTTGTAAAGACTACTATGGGTGAGTCTTTGTATGTTGATCTTAAGGACAACGATGGTGGGTTCAACTGTGGTAAGCCTAGTGGTTGGATCAAAGACTTCAAGGCACTGCCTACTGCACAGCAAGATCTGATCAGGCAGATTAAACGTACTCGTGTTGTGTTTGGTTTAGCTGATCTAGTAGATCCTGTGGATGAGTCAGGTGCAGAAACTAAGCTAGGTACTACACCTTTCATATGGGAGATAGATAATCGTGATGCCTTTAAGATACTAGGTGACACGTACAATGCTTTCAATAAGCAGAGGCTACTCCCTATCTCTCACGAGATCACTATAGGTACAGAAGAAAAGCCATTACCAAATGGTAGTAGCTTCTACATACCTGAAGTATCTGTTGACATGGACAACTCTATTGCCTTGACATCAGGTGATCAGTCTACCTTTGCTGACTTCATGGAGTGGGTAGATAGTTACAATGAGTACATCTCTAGTGCATGGACTGACAAGTCTAAACGTAAGATGTCAGGAGATGATCTAGATTTAGTGAATGAGTTTGTTGACATTGACGATTCGGCAGTAGCGTAATGAATCATCCTGCTGAACTGGCACTAGCGCAGTACATGACAGATGCAGCCAATGGTAAGGCTGTGTTATCTGAAGATACTATACAACGTATTGGTAAGGATGTCATGGACGCACTAGCTCGTCAGTTTGGTGGGGGAAATAAACGTGGGAAGTTTGGCTTGAGGATGTCTAATATAGGTAGACCCTCTTGCCAACTCTGGTTTCAAAAGAACCAACCAGATAAAGCGTTGCCCCTACCCAGTAACTTTGTAATGAACATGATGCTAGGAG